GTCAGCGTGTTAACCGATGCCTGCGTGATAATGCCGTTTGCGTCCTTGGCTGGCGTCCAGACATTGCCGACGATAGAGCCAGAACCAGCCGACGCGCTGAATCCCGTTTGTAGCGCAGGCTGGACAGTGATAGCAAAGTCGCGGATGGCCTGTGTCATGTTCCCAGCCCTCCGCGCTCAGTTCCAGACCTCGCCTTGCTCTGCGCTGGATGGACGTATTGCAAGCTCGCGTAGTTAGCCGTTCCTGCGACCACCGGAGTTCCCCACGTCATTTGATCGTACATATCCGAGAACTTATTTCGAGCGACAAAGGTATTGTTCGCCGCAAGGTCAGTCAAAGCTCCGCCCGCAACTTCCGTGGTCGTGCCCTGATAGAACACACCACGCGGTAGAGTGTTAGGCAAAATGTTCCCGCGAATCGAAAGCGTCGGAGTGTTGATCGTATCCACACTCAGCAGCCCCTTGCTGTAGGCAAAGCCACCAACATCGAGCGTCTGATCTGGATACATCAACGTATTCTGCTCGAACGTGAACGCGTACAACGGCATCGTAATGTCGCTGGGGTCCGCACCGCGCCCCGAGCGCATGACTCGCGCAACGTTGTCCGAATAGCCAGAAGCGTAAAGCAGGCATCCTTGAATGATGATTTCGCCGCCCGACTCGCATCCCACGAGGTCCGAGCATTGCGAATACTGATTACCGAGACGACATGCTTTTACTATCGTTTTTATCGCGTTCGACTTAATGAAGTGGCCGGTCGTCGGGAACATCGGAAAGCGATGCTGATCCGTCGTTCTATCTTGCGCCCATCCATCGTTGTGAAACCAGCAACCCGTAGCCGTGAAGTACCCGCGCCCATAACCGCCGTGATAAATGCCGTGATCTGCGCTGACGTTTTCTGTGTAAGTCCCGTTATCGCCGCAGTTGTAGACTTCACAATTCGTCATCGTCAGATTGCAATTGGCGCCCGCAGATGTCTCAATCGCAAGCGGCCAGCCCTCGAACTTGCAATTAGTGCAGGTGATGCTATACGCCGTTTGCTGGAAATAGTGCTGGTCATAAATACCGCACATTTGCGATGGCACGCTGCCACCCAAGCCCACCGGCAGACGAAAGCCAATGAGGTAACAGTCGATCAGCGTGAAGTTATCGCCAGCAACCGTGAAGCCGCTGCCGTACTGACTACCGCTATTGATGCAGGTAAACTTCGTCCCCGGCACGGAGCTTTTGATCGTGATGTTGGCGTTGGTAATGTAGTTTCCATTGACGCCGTAAATGGCCGGATCGGCAGTCAGTGTTCCGCCCGCTGGACACGCTGAAATAGCCGCATAGAAATTCGTGTATGTCCCGACTGTCCCGCCGCCGCCATTCGTTACAACGATTCGCGGCGTAGTCGCAGCCTGATCATCTACAAAAACATGGACGCCGAATGGTCTGGTGCTATCTACCGACGCGCCAACTGTTAGCAAACCAGCCGAGTTAACTGTGATTCCAGGCTCGTCTTTTCCTCTATCTTGATACGCCTGCGTTTGCGCACCGGTCGCAGAGAACAGATAAGGCCCGGCCCCACTTACCAGCTTGCTCAAGTCATACGTCTGCCCCGCGGGTATGCGGAGACTCGTCACCGCGTTCCACGGCGAGGGCGGCAGGGGCGCCGGCGGAATGACTACCGGCGCCGCCCTGATCGTCCGTATGATTGTTATTGGCATGTGACCTATTATCTCCTTTTATATCAATGGCTTATCAGCCAGCCACGAACTTGTTTTTCCAGGTGAATTGAATGGAGTCACCATTCAAAAGGTTTTGTACCGGGAAGGTGGCCGACAGCATCATGTTGCCGCCTAGCGCGAGCTGATCGAACAGGCCAGCTTCATCGATTGCCCGACCAGCCGTTGCCGCAATCGTGGCAACCAGTTGGTAGGTGTCGTTGGTCTGCGTCGTGGTCACTGTCGAGGCGGCGCCTGATGTGCGCGTTTCCACTTCGACCGACAACGCCGAGTCAGCGACGGCTGCGGTACGAGCTGCCGCGGTCGCGCCAGTGCCCATTGCGGCGAACTTCGGCTCTGTCTGCGTCGGCGTGGCTCCGATCTGGCGCTTGGCCTGGACGGAAACACCGACGTTGGTGATGACTGTTGCTGTTCCAAATGGCATTACGAGACTCCTTTAGGATGATTGAACAATCTCAAAAGGCGCCGCGTAGTCCGACGCAACATAGAAGGGTGCCAATACGCGAGCTCCATTTCGGGCTCGATAACGCGCGGCTGGTGACAAGCGACGTTGCGCTTGGCGTGAAAATCAGGAGCCGCTTTTTGTTCTTCCGTGCACCCGCAGCGAGTGATCTGGCCGATCAAGAACTTTTCTTCTTTCTTGGTCGTCGTCAGGTATTCACTGGTGAGGAAATTGCCGTGCCTGGTCACTACTTTCGGCAGCGGACCACCGGCGACGCCTTTGAGCGGATCCCCCGGTGACAAGTCTTGTGCATAGGTCGCGTCGGAATTGTCGGCGAACGTCTCCCCGCCGGGCGATGACTCGCTCGGCGTCGTCTCGTCGACCATTTAGTTGACGCCGATCGTGAAGCCAACGAGACGAATCGACGCCCCGTTGGCAATCACCACGTTTTGCAAATTGATGACAGCGCCAGAGACCGCAACGTCGAACGTGACGATGAGCGTCGCGTCCGACTTCAGAAACTTGGCCTTGGCCACCGTAGCGGACCCGCCGGCGTTCGCCGTGCTGTCGAGCGGGTTACTGCCGGAGACCACCGAGCCGCCCTTGTTCAACGAAGACACACCCAACGTGGTCGTGAACACCGAAGCAATATCGAACGCCGAGGAGCAGATCGCGACGTCAGCCGCAGTCGTCCACAAGATGCTGCCGCCATTGAACTGCGTGCCAAGCAAGGCGCCCAGTACCGCAGACTTGGTCGCGACGTCAGCGACTACGACTGAAGACATGACTCATCCTCGGCCGTGGGCTCCGGCTTGGGTGGCGGCACGACATAGCCCTCGCCGTGCGCGCTGAACATTTCACTCAAGTCGGTCATTTGTCGTTCCTCGATTTGGTCATTTTTTTCGCTAACGTAGCGTGCTTCTCGTGTAGATCCTTAACGGCGGCGTGAGCCTTCTCCACCGAGGAGGCCAACCGCTCGAGTCGCGGATCTGGCGTGCTCGCCACGTCCTTAACTGCGCCAATCGCATCCTTGGTCTGATCGTCCTTGGCCTTGGCGGCGATCTGCGTGTTGTGTTCATCAATCATCGCCTTTGCTTCTTCCTGCGGCGTTGGCTTATCGGCCTTCTTCTGGTCGAGCTCGCCGAGCATTTGCGACAGGCTCGCCTCCTGCTCCTTCAAGCCCTCGATGACCCGGTCGTTCTTGCCAATGGCCTCTTGGGTGCGGTCGTTCATTGCCGCGATCTTCTCCGTGCTGGCGATCTTGGCCATGTCGGCCTCATACTTGCGCTCGATGCCGTGCTGCTTCACCGCGGCGTCGCGCGAGTGATCGACCGCACGTACATCGGCGGTCGAGACCTGCTTCTCCAACACGAGGATTTCCTTGCGAAGCTGATCGATGACCTTCGCCGTGTCGTCGTGGAGCGACTGCATCTTGTCGTTGTAGCTCTGCGCCAAATCGCTCGCCCCGCCGTCGCCCTGTCCGATTTCTTGGCGCTGCGCGTCAAGGAGCCCTGCGCGCGCGTCAAGCTCCTTGGCCTTGCCCATGAGTCCGGCGACCTTGCCCTGGACTTCCTGAACCTGTAGCTGCTTCATTTCATCCTGCTCGGCTTGGTCTTGCTGCGCCTTCTGTTGCGCCGCTTGCTGCTCCTGCGGCGTGAGCTTCTTGTTCGGGTCCGGCTTGCCGCTGATCTGGCGAATCGTCGCGACCATTTCTTCCTTGCCCGGAATGTCCGAGAATTCCATGACGTCGTCGAGCAGCAACATGCCAAGGTTCTGATTGACCTTCATCAGCTCCGTCACCATGGCGAGGAGCGTCTCGAACATTGCCTGTCGCGCCGTGGCCTTGAAGTCGGTCTCGTCAACCACGAAGTCACACTCGGTCTGTGTGATGTCGTTCAGAATCGAGCCGTCCGGCTGACGCTGATTGATCGTCACAAAGTCGTCCGGCCGCTTCGAGCCGATGACCCGGATCTGCTTCTCCTCCGAGTAGTACTGGCCGATCAGCGACAATTCCTTCTGGCCATGGAGCTGAGTCGCCAGACGCAGGTTGTCGAAGAAGTCGGTCGTGACCGTACTGCCTTGGTCCTGCCGCTTCTCGATCGCTATGCCAGAAACGGCATTGGTCTTGTGACCCATCAACTCGTCGGTCACGCCGCTGTTATCCTGAATCGCCTTCTCATCCAGGTTGGCGTACTTGATGTGCTCCTCCGCGATGTCCGCGTCGGTGTGCATTTCAAGCTCGGAACCCTTGTTCTTGGCGATGATCGAGTCCGGCCGCGCTGCCTCGAGCCGCAATTCCTCGATGTCGTCGACCGCACCCACGTCCATGACAATGCGCCGGCTCGACAGGGCGTGCAGCGCCTTGCTCATCCGCTTGTTGAAGTCCTCCTGCGGGTCGCGAATGACGCGAATGATCCCGTAGGGCGCGTGGTCGCGGGCCCGGCGATTGCCCCAGATCGGCGTGAACGGAAAGTCGTTGTGCCGGTACGGCGACTTCATCAACTGAAGCAAGGTGCCGCGAATGTAGATCGCGCACCACATTTTCATCCCCAACCGGTCGTACAAGTCACCGTTGCCGGCCTTGATGAGCTGAACGTGCGCTTCGTTCTCGGGGTCGTATTCCTTGCTGTGATGCTCGGTGCCCGACGAATCGATGTACTTGATCGCCGTCGGCTTCCTAAACCAGCACTCCATCATCTTGACCCGCGAGCGGCGGTTGAACAGGCTCGAGCTGGTATCGACGAACGTGCGCCGGTTCATCACCGAGCCATCGGCAGCGCGCTCCTGCAAGATCTGACCGAGATACCACTCCTCGTTGTCCTGCGCATCACTGTAGTCGGAATAGACCGAGGCGCTCTTGAGCGCCTGGGCCCGCTTCGGAAACAACGCTTCAGCGATGTCCAGATCGGTCCACTTCTGCCGGAACATATAGCGCGCGTCCGACAGGTCGAACTCCCACGCCTGGCTGTCGTAAATGATGTTCCGCCACGACTCGGCGCGGCTGTACAGCAATTCTTTGGTGGGGTCGCCGCGAATACCGCATTCGAGCCAGCCGCAGCCGACCTTGATCGCATCCTCAAAGCCGCGGGAGCGCGCATACGCCGCCTTGTTCACGTCCTGCACGTACTTGAGCAGTTTGGTGAGGTTCTCGGCCTCGTTGACGCCGTTGTCCTTGCGCGGCAGGATCTTGTAGTCGATCCGGGTCCGCTTCTCCGTACCGGTGAGCCACTTCACTGCCGGCTGCACCTTGTTGTAAACCAGTGGCGCCTGACCGCGCAGAGCCAACTCCTGCGCGTCTTCATCGGACCACTGCAAACCGTCGTAGAAGTCGTCGTCGATCGCCTGTTGATAGCGATTCGGCGCCTGGCGGATGCGCTCGACCTCGTACCACTCCTCGAGCTGCCGCAGCACCTTCTTGTTTTCTGGACTATCGAGCTTGGTCGAAGCCTTGGACGTGCTCTTGCTGTCGCTCGGTGACTTCTGACCGCCGAGCGTTGACTCCATGGGCGACATTGCGAAGTTTTGCGTCGCGTCGTACTCGCTCAATGGAGTACCAGGTCGACCTTGTTGCCCTTGATTTCCATGTGAACCTGCTCCTGCTTGGGCAACAACGATTGTGGTATCGGCTTCATCACAACCAGCTCGATCAGCATTTTCTGGATCAAGTCGATCAGGCGATGGACGATGAATTTGGAGGGCTCAAAGCCGAGGAACTCGGCGTAACTCTTGGTCGCCCGGATGAGCCAGCGCAGCTCACGCTCGTTTGATGCGGTGTACTTGTGCGCCGACGACAGGCCAATGACCACGATCGGCCGGTGCTCGCCCGAATTCGCCTTGGTCAGTGCCAGCGCGCGGGTCAGCACTAGGCTTTCCTCGGCGTTGACGTACTGAAGGCTCCATGCGATGTCGCCGTAGACGCCCTGCTTGCGCGCGTTCTCGCCGAAGGTGACGTTAGCCACTCGTTTTGCCCATCGTTGCCTCCACGGAAAAAGAAAAGGCACCCGAAGGTGCCTCTGAATAAGTGGCTGGTTACGCCAGCCAAGCGTCACGTCGCCAGCCGAGCAATATGCCCTGGTCGCTGGTACTTTGCGTGATTAAGTGGGCGGGCTGGATTCGATACCAGCTCCCCTGCCGATGTGCACAGGGGCTACCATGCCGCCCATTGATCTATAACCGAAGCCCGCCCAAAACAAGAACGAGCACCAGAATGAATACGCCGAGCCACGCAAACGACACGTGCGGCGGCTCGGGACACTTGAACGCAGCCAAGGCAATCAGCCATGCCGCGAGTACTTCGAGAAACAGATGCACGTTCATTGGGCCCTCCGTGAGGTAGTAGTTATCAATTTTTCGCAAACAACTAGCCGCCATATAGAATAGGGCGCCCTATCCTCGCCACAGATTTGCGGGTCACAGGACAGCATCAACTGCATGCTGATTTCGGGCGTTTGGGTGATCTGCCTTGCATCGCCGACTCCGGCTAGAGTCGCTGATAATCCCTCTGCAAGTAGGGTTGCTGGGAAGCCGTCTTCTACTTTGACGGGGTCGCCACCTGGTGCCAGCAGCTTCGTCGAGCGCAGATCATTGAAGGTTACAGAACACCAGCACCAGCGCCGCCGTCCAGATCGCCAGATTGACGACCAGGGCGCGCAGCAGGTCTCTCACGTCACTCGCCAATTTCTCGGCCGTTCCTCGAGATTCGACGTCCGCGGCTTGGTCCTGGCGTAGCGCAGCATCATGTAGGCGTACCGCGTCGCGCACATCAAATCATCGTTCTCTTTCACGATGACCCCGTCTTCACGGTAGTAGTCGCGGAACTCAGTAAACCAGTCGGTCAGGTGCTCCATGACCTTGAACCGCCCCGACTGCATCCGGTCGAGCATGCCAGCGACCCCCGCCTCGACGCTGTTGTCCAGCTTGTCGTCGTTGAAGCTCGCCGGCTTCGGCAGCATGTTCAAACCCTGCTTCCGGTACAACTCGGCGAGCTCGATGCCAGATCCCTTGTCGTGCTGCAAGCCATCGTGTGGCCACGCTACCGGGCACCAGGTGCCCCAAGGCTTGATACCCTCGGCGAACATGAGCGGCGTCGCCTCGCGCTGCCGATGGATGGCCACCACGTAGATGATGTCGCTGTCGCGGTCGTGGATCATCTTGACCGCGGCGCTCGGGTGATCCCAACCGAAATCGAGCCCAATGATCGACGGGAAGATGCCCGGCAATCGCTCCGGCTCGCAGGTAATGGTTTCCTCGGACACCGGGAAGACCACGCCGCTGCCTCGAGCTGGTATGCCCTTGGCGCGCGCATCGCGCATGTAGGCCGGCGTCGCGTTCCACAATTCCTCTTTCATCGACGCCGACAGATGGGGCACGTCATCCCACGTCGCCCCGACCTCGTAGGCGCCCGACTCGCGCATATGCTTGATGAGCTTCGTCACCCCGCCCAAGGGCGTGAAGGTGAGCATGATGATCCCGCCGGTCGTCATGGTTCGCATGACGCACTCGGCGAAGATTTCAAGACTCGGCTCCTCGTCGAGCAGAATCACGTCCTGTTCCGAGGATGCAAACTCCATGGCGCCCTGCTCGTAGCTCTTGAAGACGCCCGTACTGGTCTTGCCGCTGACGTGGCGGACCATGAACGTATCGACGGTCTCTGGGACGCCGGCCTTAGACGTGTGCTTCACAAACTGCTCGGCAGGGATCAGGCCAGTGCCAAAGTGATTCCACGGCCCGAGGAGCTTGAATTGCAGCGACTCGCGCACCGCCTTGTTCGACTCCCCACAGATCCAGACCTTGACTGGCCGATCGAAGCGCTTGCCCTTCCACCACGCCGGATAGAGCCCAGTCATGTGCAGCACGGTCTCGTAGAGCCCGCAGCCCTCGGTCTTGCCGACCCGGTTCGCCGCCATAAGCATTCGCACCCGGGCGCCTACGCCAGCACCAAGAAACTCCTGGTGCTTCGGGTACAGCTCCCGCCGCAGCGGGCCATCATCGGGGTAGAAATCCCAAATCCGGCTGCGCTTCAAACGCTCCTGCACCTTGCCTCGGATGTCAGCTAACGCTTCGAGCGGTAACTTCTCCAACCAGGACAGGTCGTCCGGCAATGAGTCGTCCAATGCGGTCCTCGATCAATTTCAGCACTTCACGCGACAGGCCATTCAGGCCGTCGTTCTTCTGTTCGTTATCCTTGGCATACCCGCCCAGGTTCTTCATTAGCGCCTCGAGCGCGCCAGTCTTGTCCCAAAGATCGACCTCCGTGACCGTCCCTATCTGACCCTTGCCATCGCTCCCCTCGCCGAACAGTGCACGGGTCTTGATCTTCTTCACCGAAGCCCTCGCCGCGGGGGTCCACTCCTTGATCGGGCGCAGTTCATTCGTCTCCGGGTCATAGATCGACCCAATGTCAAACGTGGCCAGTCGCCCCTGCTCCAACAAAACACGTTGCAAATCAAGGCCGATACTCTCTTTGACGACGGCAATCGCCGGCGCCCTCAATTCGGCTATCCGTGGGGCCACCGTGGGGTGGCGTGCCAGTTTGCTACCCTCTGTTCGCACGTTCTCCGGCTTCATACTGGTGGCACTGTATGCCTCCCGGTAAGCGTCCGTGGGGTGCGTACCCCTCGCCACCAATTGAGCGAATGCCTCCTGCTTGGCGGTCAGACTCACGCCATCCCCGCGGTGACGGTGTTGCGGAAGCGGAGATACTGATAGGCGTCGCTCCATGGCCTGAAAGCCGCCGCCGGGGTCAGCCCATGGCTGCTTATGACCCGGTCGCCACAGTAGCCTACGCACACCCACATGCCAGAACCGCGGTGGATAGGATTCAGACACAGGTGCGGCTTGCGCTTGATGGTGGCGAGTAGGGCGGTGCGCTTCATGCCGCGGCCTTCTGTTGCTTCCGCAGGCGTTTGAGCTGCGCGGCCTCGATCGCGTCCAGCCCGCCGGGGCTTAGGCCGATGGTCGGCCGGTTCAGCGGCGCGGTGTAATGAATGTGGTCACCAGGCAACAGCTTGTCGACCGCCCGGCCCCACTCGGCGCGCGTGTCGGCGTTCTTGATGTTGTCCCTCATGGCTTGACTCGGCACCCGCAAGCCAAACAGATGCCGGCACAGACGTACCGCTTCGCCCGGCACTTGTCGCAATAGCCTACGATGGTCGGGGCCGCGAACGGCTCCGGCTTGGCCTTGGGTTTCATTCCGGGTCCATCTGGCAACGGGGCCGCGGGGGTCGGGCGAGATATGCCTTAAGCCTCCGATCAGAGCGCATCTGGCCAACGCGCCAGATAACCCACCGCCCGAGCCATGCGATGCCAATGCACAAAGCCCCGAAGCCGAGGAACAGCATCGCGAGAATGTAGGCGTCGACCATGCTCATAGTTGGTTAAGTTGTAGCTCGCGTCCCGTCAGATTGATGTCATCCTTGACAACACCGGTCGCCCCGCGCGTGGTGCAGCGATACAGGAAGTCCTTGGTCTGGATGACTTTTTTGATGAGCTCGACGACCGTGACCGAGTCACCATCCCGCAGCTTGAACGTCTTATTCATCATTTCTCTCCTCCGTACCCGAGACACAGAACCGCAACCACGAACAGACCTCCGATGAAAGCCCAGAGCAGGCGCTCGACGAGAATCGCCAGTTCGGGATCCACATCGTCACCGCTCAACCTGACCGAACGCCTCCTTGAACCACTTGTCCACCACGTAGGCCAACTGGCCTGCGCCACACGCAACAATGAGAATTCCAATAGCCAGCACCAACAGTCCAAGGACGATTGGCGTGGCCACAGCTTTCACACGAAGGAACGCTTGCGCTTGCCGCCGATACCATTGCCGGTCTGGCCAATTGCCTTGCGGCCATTGAACGATCCCGACAACCCACCGACCAAGCCCTTGACCTTGGCTTTCATGCCGTTCATGGTCAGGCTCTTGTTCTTTTGGCTGTAAATCTTGGGGTGATTGTCGATGTCGGCACCCTTCGGGGTCGGGCCCTCGGCCGCGACGCGTAGGTTTTGAGTGCCAAACGCCGAGCCGGACGGCAGCTTGCCCTTGCCGGTCGTGCCGGTGCCCATCACATAGCCCTTGTTCTCGCGCTTGTCGCCGGCGAAGCCCCGCGGTTGACCCTTGGCGGCGTAACTCGACGCCACCCTGGTTGCCTGTTGGGCTAGCGAGCCCACGGCCGACTTGATCTGTGTGCCGCTTGAGGTAACGCCGGCGTGCCGTGACTTGATCCCGCCGTCGACGTTGCGCTTGGCACCGCCGCTGCCGGGCAGGTCACCACTTCGAATACCACCGGTAGAACCCGCCGGGCCTTTCCTGTTGCTTGCCGCAATGAATTTGAACGACGCCATGATGGGTGTCTCCGTGATGGGTGCCGGGAGCTTGTCCAGCGTTTGAAGGAGGAGGGTCATTCGCCGGGGCCCCCGACGATGAGGGAAATTCTGCCGACTGAACGCAAAAACCCGCCACAAGGGCGGGTTCTGAACGGAACAATGGCAAGAATAGTGAATTCTAGCATAGATCATTGCCGCCTTGTCAAGCACTTTCGACATTAGATGATTCCCGCCGTGTAGAGCTTCTCGTCCGCCAGCGCGTGCGCGCGCTTTTCCAGGTCGGCCAAGAGCAGTCGGCACTCCTCGCGACGCTTGGTTGCCTCGCTGGTCCTCATTTTGAGCAGCTTGGCGATGCGATCGATGCCCATGGGTTGGCGACTCAGGCGTCGAATGCGGTCGAGGAGCCGGTTGCCAAGGCAGTATTGGGCAACGATCTCGCGATAGCCGCGTGTGCGGTGCGCGCCGGTGCCCTGTTGCACCATGAGCCAGACGGCGAGTTGTTGCTCGACCTCGTTGCGCTCCTGGCCAAAGCGATCGATGAACGCTCGGCCACCACCCTCGAGCCGCTCCTCCATCGGCCGCGGCAGGTAGAAAGCGATGAGATAGGCCCGTGCGATCGGGTCGTGAATCCGCTCCACGTGCCCTCTGATTTGGGCACCCTGGGCCCGAAGCTCGGCCGCGACCAGCTCCTTCCTTTCCTTCGATCCTGTTCGCAGATTGCCCAGGATTGAAGGCATTGCATCGGCGCTCGCGAGGAGCGCATAAGCCCACCGACAACAAGACTGGGCTGACTCGCCCCATGGGGAAAATGTCGTCATACATGCCGCCATGATTTCCCCTTCTGGACATGCTGAACATTGCCGCGAGTAACGCCGAACCGCGCCGCCAGCAGCCGTTGTCCATCCTTGCTTGACCTGATCGCGGCGACATCATCTGCGGATAGCTTTATCGCAAACGCCTCGCGACCCATGGCTTGAGTGCCATGTTTCTTGCGATCAGCCGAATTTTCAGCCGGAGTTGCATATCGCAGATTGTCAACTGAGCAGTTGGTCTTATCACCGTCCCCGTGGGCTATTTCGGTGCCGGCAGGTTTCGGCCCCAAAAAGCTTGCGGCAACAAGCGTGTGTACTTTCTGCGTTCGCTGACGCCCCTCACGGCAGAGCGAGACCTCCACATAACCATCGCGGTCCAACCAAGTCTTCAAGACGACTCCCTGATACGCGACAGTGCCCCGGCCGCGCCGAAGCACGTCTCTCGAGATCGACCGCACGCGCCCAAGCGTCGACACTTCGTACCAGCCCTCGTGCCCAACAACAGCGACCCATCGTTCCATTAGCCCCTCTGCTTGCACGTTGCCTCCTGTTCCGTACCGGCGTTATGGCCGGCCTCACCCGCTCGAATACCCGTTTGCTACGCTGCTTCGTTGCCTCGTGGTGCCAGAATCGTGATGGACGCGCCTACCCGCTCCGGCATGACGGGATCTGGAAACTGCGGTGGTATCGCTAACCCGCAACAGCCACGCGGCTCCTCGCCCTCGGCCTGCGGGCCCCATCGCCAAAGCATGCACATCGATGCCACGCACGACGGCACGCTGAAGTCCATTTGCATGCCGCCAAGCCCTTGCTTCGGTATCGCCAGCATCGGCACCGCCCGGCACTGCATGCCCGGCACTGGCGGCTTCTTGCTCGCGTCGCCGCGGGCCTTCTCCTCTGTCACGTACATTTTTTCTCCTCAGTTGACGGCTGGCTCAACCAACAGATCGATCGGCGTCAAGCCGCTCCGCAGGTCGTTTGTAAACATTCGTTGCGTTATCCGCAGGCGTTCGATAATCACGTGCTTGTCAGCGCCGCGCGTGCCCTGCTTCACCAGCTCGAGCACCACCAGGTTCGCAGCCGCCAGCAATTCATCCGGCGTGGCCTTACACTCGGCTCCTGCATCGATGCCGCTATTGAGCATTGCGATGGCCAAGCCGCACACGCGGTTCCAGTTGTGCTTGACGTCTACAGTTTCAACCGCTGGCATAAGCCCTCTCCTTGAAGGTACTCGGCTGCGGCAATTAACTGTGCCGGATCGTCGCCAAAAGAGCCGAGTTTTCGATTGCAATTCATACACAAAAGTCCTCGCACTCTCCCTGTCGCGTGGTCATGATCGACAGCGAGCCGCGCTCCATGTTTGCTTTTCGCGGCCCCACATAAAGCGCATCCGCCGCCCTGCTTCGCCAGCAACACATCGTAGCCGTCAACGTCGAGCCCATACTTGCGTAACTGCTGGTTTCGCATCTGCAACCGGCCCTTCTCGGTCGCTCGGTATCGCGCTGTGCCCGCGTATACCTTTGCGCGTCCGTTCGGAGACGCAAAGTACCGCTGTTGATAGCCGGCTGAATGGCTCATAACATCCTTGCGATGGCGCCGATTGTGTCGGCGAGCAGATCAATCTCAGAACAGTTGTACCGAAAACGTAACCCTCGCTCTTTGAGTGTATGCACACCACTGGCGCCCACGTGGTGCTCGGGGCACAAGGCGATTGTCAGGAAATCGCTGGCGCGGTCTGCCGCACCAGTGCCCAATTTCATGTGATGAACGAGAGCCGGCGAGTCGCCCAAGCCCATGCGCGTGCAGAGCACGCACGGTACGCGCGCCACGCGACCCATGTGTCTCTGCGCTGGCGTCACTCGTCGTCCATGATGAAACAGCCCCACGACACGACCGCCAGCAAAGCAACGATCAACCACACGAATATCATCATGCGATTCCGTCCTTTCGTCTTTGTTCGCTATACGGCAACAAAAACTCGCTCCTGAACGTCTCAGCCGCAACTCCGTTGGTGTTCAACTCACTGCGCGATTCAATCCCACACGTCGTACAAATAATGTACTTCGCGCGCGCCTCACTATCGCCCTGTAGCGCGTCCCACACGGATGGATAGCAAGTCTCAATCCACCGCAAAAAGTGCTCGTCTGCCAACCACTTGACTGCCAGTCCACACAGCCCGTCGGGGAAGCGACTCGTCGACGACCGCATCTTGACGTTACCGGCCAACGCAGATATCTCGCGCGTCTCTGCCTCGATCGCCAGGTTGCGCTCGGTCGGCTCGTGCTTCACCGGCTTTTCATCGTCGCCGATCTCCGCGAAGCCAGCCATCAGCCGCTGTCCGGCAATAGCTTCTTTGCCTCGACCCTTTTTCATCGTCAGCGCTTGAAAAAACGAGAGATCCTCGGCATCGGCAAGCTGCAAGGTGATACGGGCGCCGCCCTGCGATGTCTCGGACCACGCCAACAGTTGAACTTCGCAACCGAAAGTCATAACAGCTCACCCTCAACCTCACGAGCGGGATCCGCCGCGCGCCTCCTCGCACGCGGCGAGCCCCCGCCCGCTGGTTGATCAAGTCCCGGCCAGCGCTCCTTGCCCGTGCGCTGATCCTCGGCGTTCTTCCACGGCGCGAATTGCTCGCAGCGCCGAGGCAAGTCAATCGACGGCTGGTATTTGCGGCCCATGTTCCGGCACCAGCCGTTCGAGAAATGACGGCAATCGCTCTTGCACCAAACCCTGTCGTCGGTCACGCCACCCGCCACACGCAACAGGGACGACCGGACGGGCTGTTGCGCGTCTGATACCGAGGCTTGCCGTCGTAGGTGCCGACCTCGATGCGCTCGATCGTCTTGTGGTCGTGCAACTCCGCGGTGCGCCGCGCGACCTGAACGTGCGTCAAACCCGTCCGGGCCGCTATTTGGTGGATTGTCTGCCCTCCAAACAAAAGCAGGCAGGTGAGCACCACCACCCGATGCCGGTGAGCGCCTTGGGCCATTTCCGCCCCTGCAGCGTGACTTGTATGAGGGTCTTCCCGACGCGATCGGGGAATGATCGACAGTCCTTGCTGGATCAAACACGCGGGAGTGTTCATGCGCGTACCTCCGGCCAGCACCGCTCGAGCTCAATCTTGTCGAAGTTGAGGCGATCGCGCCGATCGCGCATTTCGCGTACTTCCTCCGGTCGCGGCATGGCGCGAGTGATCGCGTACGTCTTGCCTCGGCTATTTCCAGTGCCTTCGACGCATTTTTTCGCGCACAGCCGAAACAGCACCCCTTTGACGCTTGACCGCGGCGCGCCGGTCGCCGCTTCGAGCGCCGCCGCCAACATCGGCCCACGCCGAGAAAGTAGCCCGTACACAATGTCTTCAGAAACTTTGACTGACGTTCGCATCACTCCTCCTGTATCGCTAGACGTTCGATGTCTTCTTCGGTCTCCATCGGCGCCCCCACGCCGACACCCGCGTACAAAACGCCGGGCACCTCGACCGGCACCAGCGTCGGCAGCGTGCTCATCACCGCGATAGCGTCCTGCTCGTTTTTGAACCACATGCCGCACTTCCCGTTCGGCTCCAACGCAATCCACAACCGTACTGGCTTGAGTGCGGGAAAATTTGCTTCAGTCTTGACGATCATTGCCGGCTCCCACAACACGATAAGGATTCGGTTCGTAATACTTTCCCGTGGTCCGGTCATACTGCAACGTCGCAAGCCCGATTTTTCCGACGTGCTTGAATCGCACCTTCTGAATGTGAATGTCGACGTCCTGCGATTTGTTTTCTTTGTCGCGGTGTACCGTGATGATGTTGTCCGGTTTGTTGAACCAGTTGGCACTGCCCGCGATGTCGTACGGCGTGGGGACTGGACGATCGCCGTTCTTGTCTTTAAATATCTTCGATGGGTGCGCGACAATCCAGACGTGAATGTCGTGCTCGCGCACCCAATTCGTAACTTCGGTGAGCGCCTTGCTCACGTACATCGTCTCGGAAAGTTTGCCGAGATCGCCGTGCTCAAGCACATTCCAAGGGTCCAACACCACACCGAATTTCGCGTTGGCTGACCGGAAGCGCATCGCCGCTTCGAGCAGCGAGCGGTAGTCGTTGTTCGATGGCGTCAGCCACATGAAATGCTCATGCACCCACGCCGATGCCTCGCGCATTTCCTTGACCGTCATGCGTGTGTTGGGTCCGCGCCCGAACGGCAGTCCGGTGCGCTTCTCGAGCAACTTGGACGCGTGGAGCTCTTGCGGGAAGTTTTCAGGCGAATACAGGGCGAACGTCCAGTCGCCCTTGCTGGCAAGGTTCACCAGCAAAGCATCGAGCCACTCGGATTTGCCCATGCCTGGGATGCCTGTGATGACGGTCCACTGCTTCGTCGCCACGGTGTAGAACTCGTCGATGGCCCGCCAGCCGGTGAAGTCGCCGCGAGGGAGGCCCGTGGCGTATAGCCGCTCGATCGCGTCTTGCAGCGCACAGGCGTCCATGATCGGAATGCTCATAGGGCCACCCGCCTCATCGTTCCGACATCGGGCAGCGGGTCCGTCCACCGGTCGTTGTTCAGGTAAGTCTCGGGGCTCGGCTCGAAGCTTTCGCCGTCACGATCGGGAAGCCATGCCGCGGTTTTTTTCATGGCCACGACGTGGCGAATAATCTCGTCTGCAAGGGCGTCAAGGCCGCGCTTTGCCCACTTCATTTCGCATGCTTTGCGGTCGACCTTGCGCTTGCTGGCTGGCCATGCCGCCCAAAAATCCACGAACCGAGAAACGGGCATAGCTTTTGAATCTTGGAGACTGGTGCATGGAGAAGCTTCACCAGAGTGGGTTGCCGATGGGTTCAGCTTGGGCACCCCACTGGACACCCCACTGGGTTCCAGTTGGGCTTCCGTTTTGGAACCCAGTGGGTTCCCACCGGGTTTACGTCCTCCGCGTTGGCCGTTCAACCTGGCCGCGATGATTCGTGGCAGGGCGTCGGCCAAGCCGCGGTCAGCCCGTGCGTTGTGGCGTAACCCGTCTTCAGCGAGCGGGAAGAAGGCGTTAGCCACCGCGCGCACTGCCGCCTGCTCTGCCTTGTCCATCGCCCGGCAGATGCGATAGAGCAACGCGTAAGGCTCGGGGAGCGGACGCTCGGTTGAGTAATAGGCGTCGAGGAGCAGCGTGTACACGCCGTGCTCCACGAGCGACAAATGCGCTGTGTCGCGACCGTAATCGCCGCAATACCGCTCGTAGTAATTCATGCGCGCCTAACGTGGTACGAAGGCAACACACCAGCGATGCCACTGAAGACAAGGCACATCGACCAGACCTCGAGGCGTGACCATGCCGCACACTCCTACTCGCGGCCACCACGAAAGATGTGGGTTGTTAGCGCATTCTTTGGGCAAAGACATATTCACCAATTCCATTTCTCTCCTCCTATGACCACAGACGTCAACCCGCGAGAATTTGCTGTAATTCGGGTATTGCTTCGTTCAATTTCGCCGGCGGGTAGCGCAGCACACGCCAACCAAGCAAAACGGCTGCGTTCGATCGCTCCATGTCGGCCAGAAAACCGGCGCCGCGGTTGTGTCTCCCGCCATCAGGAACAAAAGCGCCTCCGTCGCATTCAAGAGCCACAAGGTTCTCTGGGTTATCGGGCCAAGCAAAGTCAAAACGCCAGAGACGCGCCGGGTAATAAAATTGGAATTCAGTGCGGTACGGAGAAAGGCCGCTCGTGCGTAGCAGCGCCTCGAATACGGGATACATCGGTGTGCCGGCTCGCGGTGTCGGTACTGCGGCAAGTTTCTTCGATGGCAATTTGTCGCCTCGCTTCACCCAATCGTAGAGCGTCGGAATGTCAGCCGACTTTTTCTCGGCCTGTTTCTTCTTCCACGCTTCGTGATTAAAAGCGGACCACCCTGGGAAACTACTCAACCCGACGCTCCTTTGTCGCCCTTGGCCCCTTTCGGACCCTTTGTTCCGTCGCCCCCGTCGCCCCCCTGACCGCCTTCGCCTCCCTGTGCAGGCTTCGTATGTGGTGGCGCTACGTCAGGACACCGAGCCATTCCCTCAATAACCCTGTCGAGTCCCTCGCGCTTTAAATAGCGAGCCATTACAGTGGTTGCATGGATTTGCTTGATCGCCCATCTCTGGATGACCTCGCGGACGACTTCGGATTTATCCATCTCGTGGGCGATGGCGTATGCGTCGAGGGCACATTCAGCCTCAACAGTTACTTTGGCTCTGAGATCGCGCAATTCGAGGGAAATTTTGTCTCTCCAATTAAAGACTGAACAACGCAAACCGCCCTGAGCAACGGGTCAGCAGTACCCGACGCGCGGTCCTCGCATTGTCGGCAGAAAGTCGCAACAATCCCGCACTTAATGCTCCACAAGTAAGATCAGCGTCACTCGTCAAAGCTCAATGGTCCAGCGGGCGGCGGGGTGCCGTCATCGACCGCCATACCGAGCCGCGCGAAGTAGCGTAGGTGATCGATGTACTCGGGCGCGTAGCACTGGTGCGTGGCTGGAACAACCTTGAGATCCAGCACCGCGAGAAAGGCCGTGAAAGTTTCGACCCCTTCGGCTTTCATGCGCGAGATCGTTGCTTCACTCACAGACAGCGCATCGGCGACTGGCTTTTGACCCACCGATGAAAGTCTCTGCAAGACAGCCGACTGCGACTTTCGTGCGAGGACCGGATTCGCGGCGCAGGATTCAGCCATGAGCCGCACCCGCATCCATTCGTTTCCGCAGCGTCGTGAACAAATTGCTTATCGTGGTGAACGAGGGCCGCTTGGTGACGCGATACGCAATTTTTTCGATGGTGGACCGTGGAACTCCTGAGTCCAGCGCAAGCTGAGTCCATTCCGAGCGTGGGATCGCTACAAGCTGTCCGACGACGTATTCGTGTTCGTTTCCCATGCTTCATTGTCGCTCCACTCGCGGAGGATGTCAACCCACCTGTGGAGGACCGATTTTGCTTTAATCCAGCCATGGAGCTAAACTTGAAAGCGGTGCTGAAGGAAAACGTCCGCAAGCTCAAGGATGAACGCGGGTGGGCCGAAGCGGACGTTGCAAAGGCTGGCAGCATAGGCACTGGCACCGTGAATCGAATACTGAACCAGCAAAACGTGCAGCTCGTGGTGCTGGGCGGTGTCGCCAAGGCGTTCGGTATCCCGGCATGGGCCTTGCTTATTCCGAACGTTACGGAAAATCAACGCAGGTGGCTTTATGCAGTTGCCAACGACACGCTAGAAGCCAAGCTCGAGACGGAAGTAAAGCGCCGGGTGCAGCGGCGGTGGTCGGCAATCCAGGGGCAAATTAAAGATCTTCGAGTACCTGATGACGAAACGGACAGACCCACTGTTGGAATGCCTTTTGTTGATCGAGAGGCTTCGTCGGGGAAGCGTGTTGCCCCCCTCCCCGCCGGTAAGTCGCGCGCCAAGCAACGATAGCCAGCCACCGAAACGACTGCGCCGGTCCACCAAAGACAAGAGGTGACGCTATGCGTCGTATAGCCATCCTGTTCATGGCCGCATTAATCGTGGGATGCGCCGGTCCAGCACCGCGCGAGCGAGCGCCAGCCACTCCCGCGGCCAGTGCTACCCCCGATCCGTTGATCGAGTACGCCATGGCCTACGCCCTAGACGCGTGCAAGGCCACTTCGCTCGAGGAGGCGAACGCCGATCGCGTTAAGGGCGCCTGCTTCGTTCTCAAGCTGAAGCAGTATCTTGCTGCGGTGCGCCACACCGAGCCAGCAACGCCACGCCGAAGCATGACTTGCACGCCGGTGGGCAGTTTGACTACGTGCCGAGACGACTGACCCCAACATCCTGATTGGCCGCCGGTTTCGACCTGGCGGCTTTTATTTGTCTCTCGCACTCCACATATGGGTTGACAACGCTCCAAGCGTGGAGTACTCTGTGATTGTGCTTCCGCGTTTTTCAACAATCGTACGAGGAGGATTTGATGCAAATAGCCATTCGTAGCAACGCGCTCCACGATGGAAATTACACGCGATTCGATCTCGTGCTTGACGGCCAGATCATTCGCTCACAGATCAGCGTGATCGACGCACTCGATGTCGAGTGGACACTCAACGGACTCAACCGCTCGGCCGACGTGTCCGCAGCTCTGCGTCAGTTGGGCATGGAACGCTCGCCGTTGGCCGCGCGCGTCGTGGTGACGCCTTGGGGCCGGGCGCAGCGCGCCAATGCCATAGCGGCCCGCGTGGCCAGTCTGAGCGCGCCTCCGACACTCGACCGCATCGCCGAAATCACCGACGACCCGCCCGACGCGCCGCCGATTCTGGCCGCGGGCGCCTACACCACGGAGGCATGGTAATGGACCTGCACACTATTCTCGCCAGCGCGGCAGCGTCGCAACTTCGCTTCGCCGCCAAGACCCCGCTCGAGGCGGTGAGCAAGCACGCACCGGCAACGCGCCGTCCTTGTCAGTGTGACGGTCTCCCGTTTCCGCATCGGCTCAAGTCGCGTGGCTGTGAGTTTCACCCCGAGCCCGAGGATTACTCGGTGACGGACCCGTACCAGCCGGAGATCGACGCATTCAACGCGACCGAAGCGAGAAGTTTGAACGCCGAATTCCAAGGGAGATATTGATGAACGTACGCAGAGGCAAGAGCCCGTCCGTCGACTATCGCCGTTGGTCGCGGGAAGTCTACCCGTACTTGGAAGGCATGAGCCACACCCAGGTATGTGAGAACCGGCGCAAGTGGGTCGCCGCGGTCGGCTACCTCGGCAGCAAGTGGCGAATGATGCAGCGCGACGTTCGCAAGGTGCGCGACGTGCCAACGCTGACCGTAGCGCGAGCGGCGTGATGGGCCTACTTAAATTTGTGATGCTGCGTTGGAAACTTCGCAAGTGCACTACGCCAGCGCAGCGCACCGCAGTCCGACGTTCGGTCGGTCAACATTTTCGGACCAAGAGGAAATCATGAACCGCATGGCTACTTGTCACCCAGAGCGTAAGTACGAGGCGCTCGGGTTTTGTCGCCAGTGCTATCAAAACGAGCACGGTCGGCGACCAAAACGCCTAGCGCAAAAGCGCCTGTACCGCCAAACGCCGAAGGCGAAGGCGGCTGACAGGGCATATCAACGATCGCCAGCCGGGAAGGTAGTACAAGCTCGGGCCTCGCGGAAAGCGGAATTGAAACGACGGTATCGGATGACGCCGAGTTGTTATGTCGAGTTGTTGAACAAGCAGGGCGGTGGTTGTGCCATCTGCGGGGCGATTGCCAACAAAAGTGGAAAACGCCTGCCGGTCGATCACTGCCATAACACCGGCAAGAACCGCGGGATTTTGTGTGACAAGTGTAATCGTGGCGTGGGCTTGATGAACGATGACCCCACGCTGCTTCGCAAGGCCATCGCCTACTTGGAGTCACATCATGGCTGACAGCAAAAATATCGCGCTTCGGTTCGCGGAGCGGTATGGCGTCGATCAAGCGGAGTTGTCCAACACGCTAAAGGCGACAGCGTTCAAGGTGTCCGGCGCGCCAGTTACGGACGTTCAGATGATGGCGCTGATGATCGTGGCCGACCAGTACAAACTGAATCCGTTTACCAAAGAAATCTTCGCCTTCCCCGACCGAGGCGGCGTGGTGCCGGTGGTAAGCGTGGACGGCTGGTGTCGCATCATCAATGAGCACCCACAGATGAATGGCATCGACTTCGTTGACGGGCCGGAGGACGCAAAAACCGGCGTGCCAGCGTGGATCGAGTGTGTCATCTACCGCAAGGACCGTGAGCATCCGACCAGGGTGCGCGAGCGTTTCAATGAAGTAAAGCGCGCTACACCACCATGGGCATCGCACCCGTCGCGGATGCTGCGACACAAAGCCCTGATCCAGTGCTCGCGCGTTGCCTTCGGCTTCGCCGGCATCTACGACGAGGACGAGGCCGTCCGCATCGTCGAGGCATCGGCCATGGCCATAGTGGTCGACGGCAAGCCGGTCAACGAATTCATGCCCGCCGAGACGCAGCGCGAGGCACCGAAATCCGCGCCGACACTGGACGTCGACACAGAAACCGGCGAAGTGCTTGGACCCGTCAAGACCGCGCCAGCCAGCGACGAGCCCGTTGCCACCAACGGGATGCTCAAGACGTTGCGCGCGACGATGGCAGCGCACGCTAAGAGCGACGACGCATTCCACAAGAATTTTGGCTTTCCGATCGAGTCGATGCCCAAGTCACAAATCAACACGGCGTTGACCTGGGCGAAGACATGAACGTCGAATTTAACGAGGAACGGCACGAGTACCGCATTAACGGGCGCATCGTGCCGAGCGTGACGCAAATCCTTGGCGACACGTTTCCCGGCCTGTACGCCGGGATCCCCGAGCACATCCTAATGCGACGCGCGCAGATCGGCACCGCGGTGCACCGGGCGATCGAGCTCTACCTTGACAGCAAACTTAACGTCGACAGTCTGCACGCCGAAGTGCGGCCGTTGTTCGAGTCGTGGCTCAAGTGGTGGCGGCTGGTCGAGGATACGGCCGTCACACTGTACTCGGAGCGCCGATTTGGCTCGTTGCTCGGGTACGCTGGATGCGACGACTGGTTCGGGACCATCGGTCTCGAGGAGTGGGAAATCGACTGGAAGACCACGACGGCGCCGAAACTCACGCATCAAATTCAGACGGCCGGGTATCACGTTGGCATCGGCGCATCGCCGGCCACGCGCCGCGGCTGCCTGTACTGCCAGCGCGACGGCTCGATCGCGCAACTTATCGAGCACAAGGACCACAAGGACATCACCGATTGGATGGCGATTCTCCGCGTGTACCAGTTAAAAGGAGCACTAAAATGAGCGAAGCACTTGTCCCGTGGATCCAACTGCCAGCCGTCGACGCGACGTTCGCCAAGGATGCGACCGCACTGATCGAGGCCGCGGAAGGCTTCGACATCGACTGTCCCGAGCTGCGCGTGCTTGCCGACAAAGACCTGTCGGCCGTGAAGTCACTGAAAAAGGTGGTCGACGTCAAGCGCAAGGCACTTACCGGGCCGCTCGACGCGGCCAAGAAGTCAGTCATGGACCAATACCGGCCGGCAACCGAGTTTCTCGAGCGCGCTGAGGCAATCTGGACGCAAAAGATTCTTGGCTATGACCGCGTCGAAGCGCAGAAGCGCGCCGAGGCGCAGCGGCTTGCCAACGAGGAGGCGGCGCGCACCAGGGCCGCGTTGGAAGCGCAGGCCGAATCACTGAGGGAATCAGCACCGGAAGCGGCGACGGCGCTCGTAGAGGCGTCGCAGATGGTCGCGGCGCCGGTTATCCCCATCGGCGTGCCGAAGTCCGAGCAGTCGACGAGCCACCGCGTCACATGGAGCGCCGAGTTGGTCAGCCTCGTGGATCTCGCGCTAGCGGTCGCGACCGGCGAGGCGCCGATTGAGTGCATCAGCGCAAACCTGACGTACTTGAACGGTCGGGCGCGGCTCGAGCACGGTGCAATGAAGATTCCAGGCGTCAAAGCGGTGGCCACGGAAGGTTTGTCGCAGAAGCGCGCGTAGAACGACGGGCGAAAGCTGATCCGCACAGTGCCGTGGCTGGCCAAGCCGGCGGGGTTGCGAGTAGCTCACCTTTTTATCCAGACAGGAGCGGCAAATGTCGAACGACCTAAATTTATGCCAATTCATTGGCCGGCTTGGCCAGGACGTCGAAACAAAGTACATGGCCAGCGGCGAGGCGGTGGCGAATATCAGTATCGCCGTCGGCTCGCAGTGGACCGACAAGGCGACCGGGGAAAGAAAAGAAGCTGTCGAATGGGTGCGCGTGGTGTTCTTCGGCAAGCTGGCCGAGATCGCATCCGAGTATTTGAAGAAAGGCGCCAAGGTCTACGTCAGCGGGCGCTGGAAAACGCGCAAGTGGGAAAACAAAGACGGCGTCACGATGTACACGACCGAGCTGCAAGGGCAAAACATGCAGATGTTGGACTCGAAGCCGCGCGACGCCGACGGTGGCGAGGCGCGCGAGGCGTCACGACCGGCTGCGGGACTGCCGCCGACGCGGGCCAGCGACAAGCAGCACGCAGACGACCTAGCGTCCGACGTACCTTTTAACTAGGTCGAGCATGACGACCTTAAAAACATGCTTCAAGTGCGGCGTCGCAAAGCCGCGCATTGACTTTTACGCACACCCGCGGATGGGTGATGGTTTGCTCGGCAAGTGCAAAAACTGCGCTCGAATTGACGTACGGTCAAATCGGGCCAGTCGAGCGGAGTATTACCGGGCGTTCGATAAATCGCGCGCTAACGCGACCAACCGCGTTGCGGCGCGACAGGCGTACATGGCAACCGTTGCCGGCAAGGCGTCACATCGTCGTTCTGCCGACAAATGGGCCCAGACACATCCGCTGCGACGCCAAGCCAGCCATATCGTCGGCAATGCAATTCGCGACGGGAAGCTGAAACCATGGCCCATCTGTGCGGTGCCGGAGTGCGATCGAAAGCCACAAGCGCACCATCCCGACTATTCAAGACCGCTAGACGTGGTGTGGTTGTGCCCGTCACACCATCGGGAAGTTCATGCCATGGCCAAGGAGGCGGCGTGACGGGAAATAACTCAGCCGCAATCATGGAAGCGAGGGATGGTATGCCGAGAGCGCCGAGGGGGCATAGCTACTGTGTATTCACTCCGGGCGGGTCGATGATTTACGAAACCATGAGCAAGACCGAGGACGAAGCAAAGCGTAAATGTATGGAGATGGGAGCGCACATGCCCTACGGACCGGATTGGAAAGCGTGGGCCAAGCGCGGCTATGAAATCGTACTTATCCCGATGACGCCATGAGCGACAACATGCCGAGGGTAAGCACGGAGGAAGTGACGCGCGCGGCTAATGAACTCCGTTGCTACAGGGATAACGATACGAGATATTTCGCCGCCGACATGCTCCAATCCCTCGCAGCCGAGCGCGACGCCCTAACCGTAGAGCTTGCCGAGGCGCAGCGCCTGCTATCGCTCACCATGTTGGAAGGGCAATGATGAGCGATAGCACACCATTTGATCTAGAAGCCGCCAAACGTGGCGAGCCGGTGCAGACACGCGAAAACATGCCGTTGCGGTTTGAACAACACCTTCCACATGCGACGCCGAGCCAACAGTTAATTTTTACTGACCCGGATGGCAAAATCATCACTCGATACGTCGATGGCCGACTACATTGTTCAGGGCCAAGCCCCTACGACATCGTCATGACTCCGAAGCCGAGGACGGTGCTGTTCGAGCGATGGGCGGGTATTATCGAAGGAGGGGGCTACCTATTCGTACGCGAGCTCGACGCCGAGCGCGGAGTTGGACTCAATTGTCTCTACATCGCGCACCTTCGCTTCTGGTCCGATGGGACTGTCGAACAGGTGCAGGACGTTCCAGACAAATTCGCAGCACAAGGGGAAACCAAATGACGCCAACCGAGGCGCGCCAAATAGCCGATGAGTTGCGCGACATGACCGCTCCTGAATACGTCGATGGCAAGCCCTCAGCGAGCGCTGGCGATTGGACATTAGAGAACGCGGCTAGTCTCCTTGAAGCCCTCGCTGCCGAGCTAGAAGCCGAAGCCGATGCGCCAGCGCGAGAGGATGGGCTGCGGAAAGCGGTTGATAAGTTCCTCGCATGGAAGCTGCCCGAGGATTTCCACCCCGACTGCGGGATTAGCTTCGATGGACGCGGCAAGGACGCTCGAGGGTACGACAAGGGCTGGCCCGTAGGAACTAACTTGTTTACCGCAGATCAGGCACTGGCAATGTTCAGGTACTGCCTCGCGGTCGAATCATCAGTGGTCTGCCCAATTTGTGATGGCCTCGGGGAGTCGATAGTCAATCCGGGCAGCGGCGATCCGTGGCTTGACAAGAGCATGACCTGTCCGGACTGCAATGGGTCGGGCCGTGTCCCCGCCCTTGCCGCCCCCGAGCAGGCCGTACAGAGTACCGAGGAAGGCTGGAAATCGCCAGAGCCGACGGTTGTTCGTACTGGACACGTCGTTTGGGATAAGGCCGCCCAAGGTAATGCAGCTACTACCGGAGTGCATAAAGAACTGATGCGCGATCTCAACGTATGGGTCCAGCGGGCCGAAGTCGCTAACGAGGACACGATGATCGTGCGCGTTGATGTGTTACGCCGTTGCCGCGCTGCACTCAAGGAAGGAGCGGGAGCGCCGTGAAGGCAAAAATTCCTGAACTTGCGCTGAAAATAGAACGACGAAGCACGCCCGTTCCTTGGTGTGGTTGTTGGCTATGGGAGGGCACATTCCGGTCAGGTAGCGCGTCGAGCCGAAACTACGGCGTTATCAATTATCGCGGGCGGGCTATGGGCGCACATCGCGCGTCGTTCCTGGCGTTCAACGGTGACGTGCCGCTTGGCCATTACGTTTGTCACCGGTGCGACATTCCGGAATGTGTGAATCCAGCACACTTATTTGTCGGCACGCCACTCGATAATGTCAGTGACATGCGGACGAAAGGACGGCGAGTGCAGTCCACCATTTATGGCGAGCGGAACGGGTCGGCCAAGCTTACCGCAGAGCGGGTGCGGGCGATCCGTGCGCTAAGAGGGCAAATGACGCAAAAGGCGATTGGCAAGATGTATGGGGTTCATGGGACGCTGATCGGACAAGTGCTGCGGGGGAAGCTATGGAAAAACATCTGATCCCGGTAGCGTGG